TTAGACCATAGATCCGATGTCTGATGCACCGGTCGGATAAGCAAACATCGTCGTCTGCAAATCCCTGGCGGTCAGATGGTGCCGGATTGCTAGTGCAAAGAGATTGATTACTTCGTCGGCGTGGGGGCCGACGATATGCGCGCCAAGAACATGACCCGTTCCCTCCTCGACCAGCGTTTTGTAGCCGTACACCGGTTCCGCCAGGCGGCGGGCCGTATACCAATTGGGCGTGTTTTCAGATTTCACTTTGAACTTCAATCCTTGCGCTTGCGCCTGGCTCTCGTTCAATCCGACGGAGGCGATCGGCGGCACGGTGAAAACGACGCTGGGCACCCCTCGATAATCTGGCTTCCGGCGATTACCCTCGAGGATATTCGCAGCGACGACCTTACCGTCGTGGCTGGATACCGGCGTGAGGGGCGGCCCCACACTTGCGGCATCACCCGCTGCATAGACCGAGGGATTGGATCTGCTCTGCAGATATCCATTCAACTCGAGGCGGCCCTTGCTAACCGCGACGTGCCCAGCGGCTAGATCAAGTGCGTCCAAGTCGGGCTCCCGACCGGCGGCATGCACGACTAGATCGGCAGCCACCGCGTGCTTCCCACCGGGCCCATCAGCATGTACGAAGAAGCCATTCGTTGTTTGCTCGATCCGCACGACCGTTGCTTGCGTTCGCACGTCGATGCCGAGTTCGGAAAATTTTGTCATTAACCAGCCAACAAGGTCCGGATCGAAATGCAGAAGCATCCGGTCGCCACGTTGCAGAATGGTGACCTCCGCTCCCGCCCGAGCGGCAATGTGCGAAAATTCGGCCGCGACGTAGCCGCCGCCAATCAGCACGATTCGGCGGGGTAGGCTCTCCAGCTCCAGAAAGCGGTCACTGGTGATGATGTGTTCCGCGCCATCGATCCGAAGTGGCACCGGATGCGCGCCGGCAGCAATAAGGATGTGACGCGCCTTAAGTTCTTGCCCCTCCACGGTGACCGCGTCGGGGGCAGTGAACCGAGCAAGGCCGTCAAAGGCATCAATGCCCTGTGCAGCATAACGGGCCTTCTGCTTTTCGGGCACCAGATCAGTAAAGGTGCGTTTGAAAGCCATGAGTTCGGGCCACCTGATCCGAAGTTCGCCCGTGACCCCGCGATCCCGCATGCGGTGTGCGGCATCTATGGCCTCGGCACCACTCACCAGCATTTTCTTGGGATCACATCCGCGCAGTGCACAAGTTCCACCGAAGGGACGGTGGTCCACAACGGCGACTGTTCGACCCGCCTTTCGAACCCGCGCGCTCGCGACCTGAGCTGCGGTGCCCGATCCAATCACCACCAAGTCATACGTTTTCATTTCGAATCTCCTGCCGTTCCAAAGGAAAGGTGGGTCCTGTAGTAACTAAAGGAGCAAGCCCGTTAATCTCAGGGTGCATGTTGCGCGTACGCAAATGCCGCGCAAAGAGCTGGAGCCATCATCGATCCCACGCCGGTCCCTGATCTATCCACCACCAATCCCACGGCTCGTCCGACTCCGCATCCATCTCCGGCTCCCACGGCCCGCAGCTTCGAGAAGTGCTTAGTTCTGGGTCGAAGGTTCTCGCGACCCGGAGAAGAATGTGTCGGATCACTTCCTCAATCAGAAGCAACTAGCGCGGCGCTGGGGCTTGTCGCCGCGGACACTGGAGCGCTGGCGTTGGCTGCGCCAGGGTCCGGTCTATTTCAAGCTCGGCGGCAAGGTCGCCTATCGTGTCGCGGACATTGACGAGTTCGAGCGCGCGAACATCCACCTTGCAGCACCGGCTGGCGCAAGCCCGGTTCAAGCGAGGGCTGCGTGATGGGTCTGCGCATCGTCACCGCCGACGAGCGGCTTGCTGTCGCCAACGCCAAGACCACGGTCGCGATTTTCGGACCGGCTGGCGCCGGTAAGACATCCCTCGCGCGTGCGCTTCCGCCAGCTGAGACGGTGGTCATCGACCTGGAAGCCGGCATGAAATCCCTCCAGGGCTGGGGCGGCGATTCCATTCCGGTGCGCTCGTTCCAGGATGCGGCCGACGTCGCTTGCCTGGTCGGCGGCGTCGATCCCGCGGCGGACAGCCAGGGCTTCTTCTCCGCCGCGCACCACCAGCATGTCGTCTCGGAATATCCGGACCTCGCGCGCATGGTCGAGACCAAGCGCTACGTCTTCGTCGACTCGATCACGGATTTGACGCGGCAGGCCATGGGGTGGGCGAAGACACGGCCCGAGGCATTCTCCGATCGCACCGGCAAGCCCGACACCCGCGGCGCCTACGGGCTGCTCGCCCGCGAAACCATCTCGCTGCTCAAACACCTGCAGCACGCGCCCGGGCGCACGGTGATCTTCGTCGGCATCCTGGAGCGCGTCGTCGACGAGTTCGGCCGCGAGACGTTCCAGCCGCAAATGGAAGGCGGCAAGGTCGCGCGCGAATTGCCCGGCATCGTCGATCAGGTGATGACGCTGTCGCTGTTCGATCCCGATGGCGAAACTTGGCGCCATAACGTGACGAGCGGGACGACGCGGCGCCTTGTCTGCCGCTCCGGCAACACCTGGAGCCTGCCGGCCAAGGACCGCTCCGGCCAGCTCGACCCGACCGAGCCGCCCGATCTGATGGCGGTACTCAACAAGGTCAACGGCGCCGGACCAGCACTTCCCCGCTCTTAATTTTTCGCTTTTCACACTACGCACAAGGACCAACCATGTTCGATCTCAACGACGCCGAGCCGCAACGCTCATCCGATCTCATCCCCGATGGTTCGTTCGCCAAGGTCTCGCTGGCAATCCGGCCGGGCGGCGTCGACGGCGCGACACCACTCGATGCGCAACTTCTCAAGGCATCGATGCAGCCGGGCTCTGACGTCATGATGCTCGACTGCGAGTTCACGGTGGTCGAGGGCCCGCACATTCGCCGTAAATTCTGGCAGGCGCTCACCGTCTCCGGCGGCAAGGTCGACGAAAAGGGCGTGTCGCTCGGCTGGTCGATCACCAAGCGCACCATCCGCGGCATGATCGAAAGTGCACTCGGGCTCGATCCGAAGGACGAGAACCCGCAGGCGAAGGCGAAGCGCACGCTGCCCGGACTGAAGGCGCTCGACGGCATCGTGTTCGTCGCGAAGATCAAGGTCGAGCCGGGCCGGGATGGTCATGCCGAGCAGAACCGTCTCGACGTCGCGGTGACACCCGACATGCCGGAATGGTCGAAGGTCATGAAGGGCGAGGATGTGCCGGCACGCCCGGGTGGGCGCCGTTCGGCGAAGACCGGCGCGACAGCGCCCGACACTGGCCCCGCTTGGCGCAGTCAGGGCGCGGCGGGGACAGCAGCCCCCATCGGCGCGGCATCGCCCCGTGCGCCCGCGACCGGGCTGACAAACGGCAACACCGGTTTTGGCGCGGCTGCGCCCGCATGGCAGCAGGGCCAGTCAGCGGCCGGCGCCCCCGCTCCGAACGCGGCCGGCCCGGTTACGCCACAACAGCGTTCCGGGCCCGCCTGGCTCAACGAGTGAGCCATGGCCGCGCGCGACCGCAATCCCGATGACGTCTGGGCCGATCACGTGAGAGCCGAATGCGCAAAGGCCGTTGGCGAATGGCTCGAAGGCTCGGTGCGGCTGGAGCGGCCGGTCCGCAGCCTGACCTCATCGGAGCTGCAGGGCATCGCCGAGGCGGCGACCAGCCGGTGGATCGTGCTGGCCTCGCAACGGATCGCGCAGGCGCCCGACGCACCCGGATCGCCGAGGCTCTCGACACTGCTCCTGGGCTAAGGGCGTGCCGAATCTGCGGCCGGGCCTCGCGCGGCTTCTTCTTCGCTCATCTGCTCCGGGCGGACCTCTATCCGACCTACGCCTTTTGTTCGCGCCGTTGCCAGGACGCAGGCGCCGCCATTGCCAAGAGACGAAACGGAATGATCGACAAAACCGATACCGAAATTAAATCCATCAAGGCGGCGCGCCAGCGATTCGCTGAGGTGATCGGCGAGCTCGGGCTGATGCCGGCGTTCGAAGGACGGAGCGCGGCCGAAATCGACCGCATCATCGAGGCCTGCGTCGATGGCTTTCGCGACGCGATGGGCCGGCTCGCTCTCAACGACGACATCCCGTTCTGAGGACCACACTTATGATGGACCTCAACCATGGCTCGGGCTGCGTTTACGTGCGGGAAAATTCCGGGGCCGAACTGGCGGCACGACTCGATGCCGTCCTGGAGGCCGCGTTAACCGCGGAACGCGATGCCGCCTCGCAACGCGATTATCTCGGCGCATCTCGGATTGGCGAACCGTGCTTGCGCCGGCTGTGTTTCGAATATGGCGGCACACCGGTCGACTCGGATGCGGCGTTCGATGGTCGGATCCTGCGCGTGTTCGAAGCCGGCCACCGCTTCGAGGACATGACCATCCGGTGGCTCAGGCTCGCGGGCTTCGACTTGCGGAGCCACAAGCGCGACGGGTCGCAGTTTGGTTTCGCCACGGCCGGTGATCGTTTCCGTGGCCACATCGACGGCGTGATTGTCGGCGGTCCTGATCTCGGCGTGCCCTATCCGGTCCTGTTCGAGCACAAGGCGCTCGCGTCGGCATCGTGGCAGGACACCGTCAAGCGCGGCGTCAAGGCATCGAAGCCGATCTATTGGGCGCAGGCACAGGTCTACATGGCCTACCTCGCGATCGGGCACACGCTGTTCGTGGCGCTTAACCGCGACACCATGCGGCTCTATCCGGAGCTGATCGCATTCGATGCGGCGGACGCGCAGGCGCTGTCGGATCGCGCGGTGACGGTCATCCGATCGGTGGCAGCGCGCGAGTTGCTGCCGCGTATCTCCGACGATCCCGATCACTACGTCTGCCGGTTCTGCCCGTACCGTCGCCGCTGCCATCGCATCAGTGGAGCCGCGGCATGACCATTTCGCTGTCGGATAAGCAGAACGCCGCGATCGCCACCATCAAGGATTGGTATTCCAACCGCAGCAAGGACCAGCAGGTCTGCCGGGTGTTCGGTTATGCCGGGGTGGGCAAGTCCACAATCGTCAAATACGCGATCGAAGAACTCGGTCTTTCGACCGAGAAGCCCGGCGAGGTGCTCTACGCTGCCTTCACCGGCAAGGCCGCGCTGGTCATGACGCGCAAGGGCACACCGGCTTCGACCATCCACTCGCTGGTGTATCGCGTTTCGGAACCGACGCCGCAAGAGATCGAGAAGCTCGAGAAGGAAGCCGCCGAGATTCGTGCCGGCCTTCACGCCCGCGGTGTTGCCGAGCGGCTGTTCGAGGAAGCGCGGCTGCGCTCTCTCGAGCTTCGGCTCAAGGACGCTCACAAACCGCGATTCGTGCTCAACGCCGAATCCGCGGTGCGCGACTGCAAGCTGCTCGTCCTCGACGAAGTGTCGATGGTCGGCGCCGAGATGGCGCGCGACCTCCTGGCCTTCGGCAAACCGACGCTGGTGCTCGGCGACCCTGGACAATTGCCGCCGGTGAAGGGCGAAGGCGCATTCGATGCGCCGAACCCCGATGTGATGTTGACCGAGGTGCACCGCCAGGCCGGCGAAAGCGCGGTGCTGCGGCTCGCGACCCTCGCGCGCGAAGGCAAATGGATCCCGCACGGTCACCACGACGATTTTGTCTGGAAGATGCGGCGGAGCGATGTGGGGCCCGAGCAGCTCCTCAAAGCCGATCAGGTGATTTGCGGACGGAATGCCACGCGGATCCAGCTCAACGTCGCCATGAAGCGGGCCGCCGGTTTTGACGCGGTGTTTCCCGGCGGCAACGGCGAGAAACTGATCTGCCTCAAGAACCGCAACGACGTTGGCCTCGTCAACGGCATGTTCGTCACCCTCGACGACATCAAGGACGATGGTGATGAGATCGCGTTCACCGCCTCGATCACGTCGGAGGACGGCAAGCGGATCGGCGGCGGCGCGACCGGAAAGGGTGAACGCTTTCGCATTTGGCGCGGTCCTTTCCTCGACCACGTCATGCCGGATCCAGACCGCGAGCGGCGCGAGTATCAGAAAAAGCGCACGGCGGTCGAGTGCGTCTGGGGCTGGGCCATCACCTGCCACAAGTCGCAAGGCTCGTCCTGGCCCAACATCGTGATCTATGACGACGGGCTCGGCCGCACCGCCGAGGACCGGGCGCGCTGGCTCTACACCGCGATCACCCGCGCCGAGCGCGGCCTTGTGCTGCTCGATTGAGGCCGAGGAAATGCTCGACTTCAACGACGCCGGTCCGCAATTCGTCGAACAGCCGCCGATCGACCTCGACGCGCTGAGCGGCGCGCTCCGGCGCACCGTGCACGCCTGGGCGCCACGGCTGTTTCCGAACGGACGCAAGGTCGACGACGTATTGCGGCTCGCTAACATCCGAGGCGACGCGCCGCGCAAGAACGGCTCCTGCGTCATTCATCTCAAAGGTTCGCACGCCGGCGATTGGTTCGACTTCGACGGCAATGTCGGCGGAGGACCCTTGTCGACCGTCGCCGAAGCGACCCGGCTCGAAGGTCGCGAGCTATTATCATTTGCGGCAGACCTCGCCGGCGTCCTGCCGTCGGTCGGCGGCCCGGCGAGCACGTCGAGTGTCGGCACGACGCGCGCGCAGCCGGAGGGCGCAACCGAGCGAGAAATCACCTTTATCCTCTCTCGTGCGGCGCCGCTGCCGGGCACCCATGCCGAGGCGTATCTGCAGGCGCGCGGTCTCGACACGACCAACGTTGACGATCTGCTGTTTCATTCCGACCTGGCGCATTTCCAGACTCGCGCGGGCTATCCGGCCCTGGTTGCCATCGTCCGTGATCATACCGGTGAGCCGGTCGGAGTGCACCGCATCTGGCTCGATCCAGCCGCGCCGGCCAAGGCCGCGCTCGGCAATCCGAAGAAGTCGCTGGGCTCAATCCGCGGCGGCGCGATTCGATTGTCTCCCGCCAGCAGTTTCGTCGTCCTCGCAGAGGGGATCGAGACGGCGCTCGCGGTCCGCACCGCGCGTCCCGACCTGCCGGTCTGGGCGGCGATCGCGGCGGGGCATCTGGCGGAATGTCTGCTGCCGGTCGGGATCATGGAGGTCCTGATCGCGGCCGATCATGATGCGAACGGTGCTGGCTTCAAGGCGGCCGAACGGCTCGCCGAGCGCCTCATCATGGAGGGCCGGCGCGTCTGGATCGCACTGCCGCCGCAGGCTGATACCGATTTCGCGGACGTGCTGGCGACGGACGGTGCGGCTGCCGTTCGTGCGATGTTGTCCGCGGCCACGGAATTCGTGCCAGCATCGCCAGTGCTCGGCGCCGCGATCGTCGACATGCCATCGTCCACGCGCCGCACCATCGACGACACCAAGAAGCTCTATCCGCTGCCGCGCCTCGAAAACCTGATCCTCGACTATCGCGAGGGGAGCGACGGTTCGGTCCGGCTCTACAAACACGCCGGCAAGGACAAGCGCGGGCAAGACCGATGGGAAGCGGTCGCTAGTCCCTTCGGCTCTGTCGCCCGGCTGCGCTACATGGACCACGACGAAGCCTTCGGGCTTCGCGTCCATGTCGAGGCGATGGACGCCCGGGTGCGCGCAGTCGACTTCGATCGCGCCTCGCTCGCCCGTGTCGGCGCGAGCGAGATCAAGGGCGCGCTGTTCGCTGCCGGTCTGCGCACCGAAAGCGATGGCGATGCGCTGGCGGTTCAGATCCTCAAAGCCGCAGATCCCGTCGAAGAGATCGTCGTGGTGTCGCGGCCAGGATGGCATCGCGTCGAGGGCAAGGACCATCCGCTGTTCGTGACGCCGGGCGGCGCCGCGATCAGCGATGACGAGGCGCGGCTCGAGCTCGCAACCGCGGCGCGCTTCGGAACCGTGACCCGCGGCTCGATCGAGGGCTGGAAGGCGGCGGTCGCCGCGGCCGCCGACGCAAAAGGCTGTCCGCATTTCCTGCTGGGCGCGTTGTGCGGATTCGCCGGCGTGGTGCAATCGCTGTCCGGCCTCGATAGCTGCGGCATCAATTTGTCGGGGCTGTCGTCGAGCGGCAAGACGACCGCGCAGCGACTGGCCGTTTCGGCTTGGACTTCGCCCTCGATCGGCGCTGGCCTGCTGCAATCGATGCGCTCGACCGAGAACGCCGTCGAGGTATTCGCGCAGGGCGCTTCCGGTACGGTGCTCGCGCTCGACGAGCTCGCCCATGCCGACGGCCGCGCCATCGCGCGGCTGATCTATGCGATTGCCGGCGGCCAGGGCAAAGCCCGGCTGACGGCCGGCGCGATCCTCAAGCAGCGTTACGCCTGGTCGACCTACGCGGTGCTGTCGAGCGAGTGCTCGCTCGAAGAGAAAGTCCGCGCCGACGGCGCATCCTGGATCGCCGGCATGGCGGTACGCATTGTTGACGTCGACGTCACGGACGTCGACCGCAATGTCCGATCCGACATCATGCGCGGCATTGCCGGCGTCGAGAAGAACCACGGCCACGCCGGACCGGCCTTCGTCACCAGACTGATCGAAGGCAAGCGCCACCACGCGCCCGATGTGCTGCGCGAAGACGTCATGGACGCGGCGCGGAAGATCGCCGGTGAGAAAGCCGACTCAGCGCGGCTGCGGGCCGCGACGTGTTTGGCGTTGCCGCTGGTGGCGGGCCGGCTCGCGCAGGATTTCGACCTGCTGCCGTGGTCGCTCGATCTCGAAAGCGCGATCCAGTGGAGCTGGGAGCGGTTCACGCGCTCTTCCGACGCGGAGGCACTCGCGCCCGACGAGCAGGCGGTCGCCAACATCCGCGCCTGGATCGCGGAGCGTTGGGACGTGACGATCAAGTCGGTCGACACCGGGGCGGATGGGTTTGACCGCAAGCTCAACAACCGCGAGGCGGTCGCCTGGTACGACGAGACGGCGATCTATCTCCCGGTCCAGCGGCTGCGCGAGGCAAGCGGCGAGACGCTGAAAGCCCAGCAGATCGTCAAGGCCCTGACCGACCGCGACCTGCTCGCCAAACGTCATGATGGCAAACGCGCCTCGGTGCGGTGGGTGCCCCAGGTGGGACGCATCGACGCTTATGCGCTCAAGCGCCAGGAGCTCGGCCGCCAGTCCGGTTGGCGGAGTTCGCCACTCGGGATGGAGGATGACCGATGAGCGCGGGAATCCTGACAACCTGCTCTCGCGCGGTGGCCATGGTGGCTCCGGTGGCCATTCTGGATGCGCGCCAGCCAAACCTCGTGGCCAGTGTGGCCAATGCCCCCCACGCGGTGGCTCCAGCTAAGTGCTTGACGGGACAGCCCACTGGCCAGTCTGGCCACCGGAGCCACCTTCCACGAACAACTCATGGGAATCCAGTTTCCTCAATTCGAGGAAGGGTCGCGCGTAGTATCTTATCTTTTAAGGTAGTTAGAGTGGCCAGAGTGGCTACTCGCCTTTGGCTTCAACGGCTTAGCCGTGGCCACCACGATTTTGGCGCTGGCCACGGTGGCCACGCGCTCTGTCGGGCCCGCGCCCCTCCCTGATTCGAATGACGTGACCGGACCGCGCGCTTGATGCGCGCTCTACGCTCATCACGAACCTCAGGACAAACGTCATGATCAGTACCCCAACGCGCGCCACTGGCGCCGCGAACGACCTTCCTTTGCCCACGGAGTTGGCCTCGCATCCGGAAGCACGAGTCCTCGATCGCAGTCGATCGGCCATTCTCGCCCTTGACCTGGGCACCACGACCGGCTGGGCCATGCGGCCGACGGACGGCAGGATCGAGAGCGGCACCGTCTCGTTTCGGCCGAGCCGATATGACGGTGGCGGTATGCGCTATCTGCGCTTCCGTGGATGGCTCAACGGCATGGCCACGGATGCCGCAGGCCTTACTGCCATCTATTTCGAGGAGGTGCGCCGCCATGTCGGCACGGATGCCGCGCATCTCTACGGCGGCTTTCTGGCCACCCTGACCTCATGGTGCGAGCAGCAGGGCATTGCCTACCAGGGCGTTCCGGTCGGGACGATCAAGCGTTTCATCGCGGGCAAGGGGAACGCCGACAAGACCGCTGTCATGCAGGCGGTCCGAGCCCGTGGCTTCGTACCAGCGGACGACAACGAGGCGGACGCGATCGCGATCCTGCTGTGGTCGATTGAGACAGACGGGGGCGCGCGATGACGCGCGAGCGCCTCCCGGATCGGCGGCCCGCCATCACAGTCAAGCTTGTCTTCGACGGCACGTCCTACGCGACCACGCTGGGAATCGATTTGCGCAACATGCGGGTGGCTGAGGTCTTCACGCATGGCGCCAGGATCGGCTCGGGGATGGACCGCATCCTTGATGATGCGTGCGTGGCGCTGTCGCTCCTGCTGCAGCATGGGGTCGAACCCACAGCGCTCGCATCAAGCATGGGACGCCTCGGAGACGGCAAGGCGCCCGCATCCATCATTGGTGCACTCGCCGACCTGATTGCGCAGGAGGTCGTGCAATGAGATGGGCACCGCGCGGATGCGGCGGCACGCGTCCATCTCCAGAACACGTCAAGCGTAATGGCTGGCACGACCAGAACATCCTGGTGGTGAGCGCGGATGACCAGCGCCTCACCTGGCCCGAGCGCGAACTGATCCGCCAGCTCGGCGAGAAACTCTACGGCACCCGCAACAACATCAGTGAGGATCGCAATGGCTGAGACACGTTGGACACCTTCGCTGGTCGAGGAGCGTTTCGTTGAAGCAGCCAGTGTGATGAAGCGGCTGCCCGGCGTTCGTGTGCCGGGCTACTTCAATACTTGGCCATCGATGATGCGGGAGTTTGCCGATCTGGTGGGACAAGAGCCGTGCCCCATGCGGCTGCCTCCACCTTCCGCTGGCGCCATCACTCGCATGGAGGAGACGCTGGACTGGCTGCGTTGGCTCGACGCCGGCGATGCCAGGATCGTGTGGCTACGAGCAACCGGTGAACGCTGGAAAGCAATCTGCTGGACGGTCGGTCTGGCCCGCACGGCTGCCAACCAGCGCTGGCTCTACGCGCTTTGCGTCATCGCCTGGAAGCTCAGTGGACGCGAACCACCGCGCCGACGCTCACGTCAGTATGTCATTGAGCACGCACGCGCTGCGAAGACCTGAGTACAGGAGCGAAAATAGTTCGCGAACACTTTTCGCCCGGACAAAAGCAGGCGGATTGGCTATCAATTTCGTTATGGTCGCGAGAGTCGCATGCATCACGAAGCCGCCGCGAGAGCGCGGGTCCTCCCTGGCTCTTATTGGTATGCGGGGGGCATCGGCGCGGGACTTCGCTACCGACAGCCGCGAAATCTGAGTTACCAGTTACCGGTCGGCCTTTGAGCCGACGATCCGGAAAAGCCCCGTGTAAACGGCATGTATTGACCGTCTGACCGGCGGGCCAACGTGGTACCTCCCGAGTGGTAACCGGCCTCTCCAGTTACCAAATGGTCCAGTCGGCAATGCACGGCAGCTGGTCGACGAGCTACTTGTCTTTCAGATAGGCCTCGACCTTTTTGGCGCTTTTGCCCACCGCGCGCACAGCGCCAGCCAGCGCTTGCCCGGAGACTTTGAACTTCTTCTTCCAGTAATCCTTCTCGTAATCTTCGTTGAGATTGATGGTGCTGCGATCTGGCTCGCCGCGCTTCTTTCGATCGTCCGCCATTGGTGCTCCTCCACATCTCGAAACGTCGACCATAGCCAGTTCACCGACTTTGTCACAGGCCTGACGCGGCCACAGAACCGAGCCTAACCGCACATCAATCATGACGCCTCAAATGCCCAACACGGTCGAACATTGGACGCTCGACCGGCTGATCCCGCATGCCCGCAACGCCCGAACCCATTCTGAAGATCAGGTGGCGCAGATCGCGGGGTCGATCGCAGAGTTCGGCTTCGTCAATCCGGTGCTGGTCGGTGACGACGGCGTGATCGTGGCGGGACATGGCCGCGTCCTCGCCGCCCGCAAGCTCGGCCTCTCGGACGCGCCGGTGATCGTCCTCGCCCATCTCACGCCGACGCAGCGCCGGGCATTGCTGATCGCGGACAACCGCATCGCTGAAAACGCCGGTTGGGACGACACGATGCTCGCCGCCGAGCTGACGGCGCTCAAGGACGAGGATGTCGACCTCGCGCTGCTCGGCTTCGACGATGCTGACCTCGACCGGCTGCTGGCGGAGACTGGCGATGAGGGCGAGGACCTGGATCAAGCGCCCGAGCTGCCGACGGAGCCGATCAGCCGGCTAGGCGATCTGTGGATTTGCGGCCAGCATCGGGTGCTGTGCGGAGATGCCACCGTGCTGTCCGATGTCGAGAAGCTGCTGGACGGCGAGCTCGCCGACATGGCCTTCACCGATCCGCCCTACAACGTGAACTACGCCAACTCCGAAAAGGACAAGCGCAAGGGCAAAAACCGCCCGATCCTCAATGACGCACTCGGCGAGGACTTTGGCGCGCTGCTCTACGATGCTTGCGTCAATATGCTCACGCTCACGAAGGGCGCCGTCTATATCTGCATGTCGTCCTCGGAACTGGACCGACTGCAGAAGGCTTTCCGCGACGCCGGCGGCAAATGGTCGACCTTCGTTATCTGGGCGAAGAACACCTTCACGCTCGGTCGATCGGATTATCAGCGCCAGTACGAGCCAATCTTGTACGGCTGGAAAGACGGCGCCGATCATTATTGGTGCGGCGCGCGCGACCAGGGCGATGTCTGGTTCGTCGACAAGCCTGTGAAGAATGATTTGCATCCGACGATGAAGCCGGTCGAACTGGTCGAGCGCGCCATCCGCAATTCGTCGAAAAGCCGCGACATCATTCTCGACCCGTTCGGTGGGTCAGGCACGACGATGATCGCCGCTGAGCGCGCGGGTCGCCGAGCGCGGCTTGTCGAACTCGATCCCAAATATGTCGATGTCATCGTCGAGCGTTGGCAAAGCTTGAGCGGTGGCAGCGCGACGCATGCTGTCACCGGCCAAAAGTTTATCGGGTCGGACCCGGAAGCTTAGGCGGGGATCCGATATACGCGACCGCGGCCTTCGATCTTCTCTGACTCCACCTTCAACTTGAGCCGCTTCTTGAGCGCGCCCGCGATGGCGCCGCGCACGGTGTGCGACTGCCACTCAAGCTTCTTGACGATTTCGTCAATGGTCGCGCCGTCAGGGCGTTCAAGCATCTTGATCAGTTGTGCCTGCTTGCTGTCCGCGCGGCTGGTAGGTGCTTTGGATTTCGACACCCGCTTCTTCGCAACCGGTTTGCGGGTCTT